GGCACGCGGTTCAGCCCGCGACAACACTAAACTGCCACTCGCAGGCGGAACGATGACGGGACAGCTGGAGCTCGTCAGCAATGCGTATAGTGGTGCATCACCTTTCACCTACGGTCTGAATTGTCATAATTCGGATATCATCGGCATCAACTCGCTCTACATGAACGACACCAGCGACGGATGGGATGAGGGTATTGAGTTTAAACGCAGCAATAGCAACTGGGACTCGCTCTATGCGCTCGACGGCACATTCTACTTTAAAGCCAACAATGGCAACGGATATGCCGACGTGCATGCTCACACAGGTGTCGCCGAAGATACTTGGTCATCTAAATCGGATGCACGACTGAAGAACGTGCTGGGCGATGTGAATCTGACCGTGGAACAGATAGCGGCCATGCCTGCCGTGAGGTTCGAGTGGAAGAATCGCAACGACCATCGGGTGCACGTAGGAACGCTGGCGCAAGGCATACAGAAGGTGATGCCCGAAGTGGTGGGCGAAACCGATGGTGGCATCCTGACGGTGGCCTATGCCGAGGCCGCATTTGTGAGCGTGGTGAAAGTGGCACAGAGGGTTTTGGAACTCGAAAAATTGATAGAGCATGGGGCATACCAGTAACACCATATACAGTCCTGTAAGCATGCCGGATGACCTCGAGCCCATTCTGCATGTGGGCCGTCGCTCTGATGGGCTCTACTATCTGGAGGATTTTTGTCGGGCGGCAGACATCAACAAGTTTGCGCGCTACAAGCCCGTGCCGTATGCACAATACGGCAGCATCAGCGACGCCCAGCGCGAATCGGTGGCCCACGGCATCACCATCCCTGATGTGGTGACAAGCAGTGCGCTGACAGGTGCGTTAATCATGGATGCATGCGGCAACGATTGGGACTATCAGAAGCCGACAGGTGGAGCAGCTGCACCCTATCGTGAGAGCGATTTCATCAAAGGACCGGGCAACACGGTGGGCTATTACCATGATGCTGTGCCACCCATCCAAATCAACTATCCTCGCAACGGATGGACCTACACGCGAGGCACCACTGATCGCGACATGACGATATACGCCGACCTTGATCCAGATGATTCAGCTTATAACCTGCAAAGCTACGACTTCGTGGCGCAGGGTCTCGACCTGAACACGTGGCGCCTGGTAGCCTACGTGGATAGTCCCTATTTCAGCACTCACCTATTTGAGAGCGACGACACCATCCTGAGCGACGGCGAAATCAGCGGTAACACTATCCCCATCGTGATACCGAGCGGCAGCGGCAGCTACAGCGCCGACGTTTATATTTGCATGTATCGCTATCGCGACGGCCGCTACGAGTTAATCCCACTGCCCAAGCAGGGCGACTACAATCAGTTCCCGATGAAGTTGCACATCAAGGATGATGCCGAACAGAGCGGCGGAGGTATCTCCGGCGATCCATTCGCCGAAACCCGTATCAGTTACGCACTCGACGGTGAGTTCCGACCGCTGACCGACTGCACCGATGGCGGAGATGCGAAGTGGGCCATGCGAACCACCGCCGGTAACCTGGTGTTGCAAGTCAAGCTGACTAATAAGAGCGGCGCCACCAGTACCATACAGCGCAACGCCTTCAACATCGCGCTCGAAGATGTAGATGCAAATCCCCAATATATGTACGACGAGGATAAGCGCACCATCTCGTCGGTATCAATCGCCAACGGAGCCACCGTCACCATCTATCTGGAGTGGGACGCGCTCTTCACGCAGCTCGACGATTGGAACAGCTCTACAAAGAACAGCAACTGGAGTTTCGACCTCACCCGAAGCGGTGCCTATCTCGTTGGCAGCGATATGTATGCCTTCAAGGGTAGCGACGGCTGGGTGGCACGATCTTCTTAATATTCACACATTTTTAAAAACCAAAAGAAACTATGAAATGGATTTTTTTATTCCCCGCAGCCTGCCTATTGATGGCAGCATGTGACAACGACGCAGAGTTTGCAGCGCGCGACACCAGCAGCGACTTCGCTCAGCCCGAGGGTATCGAGGTGGCAGGCTTGCAAGCAGTAAGCATCAGCTATGCCGCCGATGGCGACTATATGCCCGCAATCGGTTGCACCGACCAGGGCGACGCTACTAACACATTGGCCACTCGCGGCGACTTGTGCGTGCGCATGGTAATCACCAACACCACCACAACCACGCAGACCATCAACCGCCGAGATTTTTCGCTCGACTGCGACGGTCGTGCCTATCGCACACCCACCACGCTCTACAACCAGCAGCAGCGCGCTGTAAAATACATCGAGGTGGCACCCGAAAGCGATACCACCGTCACGCTCTACTACAGCGGACTGATGCCTGCGGCTTATCCCCAATGGGCACAGCTGCCAGCCGACATCAACGCGCTCTATTCGATAGATATCCGATTGGGCATAGCTGCAACCTATCTCATAGGTTTCGACCTCTATGCCACCAACGGCTCCGACTGCTGGATGAATCGCTAAATTAATAAAGTTATGGCAAAGATAAATCTTCAATCAATAGAAATACTACAGATGGACGGCAGCATGATGCCGACCGACATCCGTAAGGACGTGTGCCAGCCGCTTTGGCTCGACCACGACAAAGAGATGGTGATGCTTGGCCAGCGACTCTACCAAGGTGAGTGCGAGCTGACCGACGACGAGGTGGCCATCATTCGCAAGTTGGCCGAACCTTGGCCGTGGATCACGCGAGATGCCATCGAGCGTCAACTGTGCGCCGAATAGTTGAGAGTTAATACTTCAAAATCATATAAAGTTAGGTTTTTCTGATTTTTCTGAATTATGGATGGAACCGCCGACGGCTGCGAGTGCCCTCGGCGGTTTTTTATTGCTTAATCATATACAGATAGCCAACATAAAAAATAGTGCCATCATCTTCGTGAGCATCGCGGATAACAGCCTCGCAGTAGTACGGCCACCGCTCATGGCACCACGTTCGAACCATCTCCTGATGGTCGCGGCCCACATATCCAAGATGGTGACCATCCTCGGCAATTACCTTCAGCGCATTGGAGTCGAACTCGTTCTTGGGTTCTGGCACCACGGCCACCGTGTTGCGCCCCGTATAGCGGCCAATATTCTGCCGGTGGTTGATGCCTGCAATCGATAGGATGCGCAAACGGTCGTATATACTTAACCAACCGCCATCACCACGGCGCTCAGGCAGCGGTCCGTTATAGGTGCCAGCATCAAGCGCCGCTTTCGTTGCATCGTCGTGCACAATGCTCGCCTGGATGTACGCCTCGGTGCGCTGCATCAGCCGTTGAGCCACCACCAGCGGGTCTTCCTTTACAGGTTCGGGATTCGTCGCCGCCTGATGCTGTTGACGTTCATCCTCGGCCTGTTTGTTACGTACCATCTCCACGATGGTCACGATGATAACCGCAATTACAAAAAAACAAAGAAATACCATAGTCTTTTATTTTTTAGATTTCAACTTTTTCGCTATTTTATCAAAGTCATCGTGCACGTCTTTGGCCAGCACCTTCGCATACCGCTGCGTCTGGGTGATGTTCGTGTGCCCAAGCATGCGGCTCACGTTCTCAATCTTCGCGCCATTACTCAGCATATACGTGGCGAACGTGTGCCGGCCCATATGCGAGTGCAAATTCTCTATACCTATCACCATGCCGATGGCCTTCAACATCTGGTTGTAACGCTGATTATTCATTTTGGGCACCTGCCACCCGTTGCGCTCCAGTACCTCCACCACCGGCGGCAGCAGCTGTGACACATACGGCACACCCGTCTTCACTCGTTGGCCAACGTGCGTCCATTTGCCGTCGATGTTGCGATACTGCGAAATATCGAATATCTGCGTGTCGGCATAACCCAGGCCAGTGAACATTTGGAATATAAACAGATCGAGTGCAAGCGCAGCCTGACTACCAGGCACCGGCGTGAGCGCCATCACCTTTTTCATTTGTGCCTCCGTCAGGTAATCCACAACATCACGCTTTGTACGCTTAAACATACCCTTCATCTGGTCGTAAGGGTTTGCGGTCAGTATCTGGAACTTCATCGCCTTGTTTATAGTAGCTTTAAGGTTCTTGTGATAGTTGTACACCGAGTCGCTGCTGATTAGTTGTGGCTCCATCCCTGCCGCTTTTTGGTTTTTCGTCAGTGGCACTTCCTGATGGCGCAGCCACACATCCCAGGCGTAGATATTATCCACGGTTAGCTGCTCCCAACGCACCATCTTTCCAAATTCCAGCAACCGACGGGCCACAGTGCGGTAATGCAGGCGCGTGTTCTGAGCCATATCAGCCGTGCGTATATATTCCTCAATCCATTGCACAATGGTGGGTGCGGCAGCATCATCAGTTACGGGAGCCAAATCCCACACCTTTGTCCTGATGTCAGCCACGCTGATAGGCTTGCGCTCAGCCAGACATTTATTAACCTCTTTTTCAACCAGCGCCACAATGGTAGTCAGGCGCTCGTTCAGTACGTCGGCATCGTTACTGGTGGCATCATCGCGCAGGCAGTTACCAACCAGACGATCCTTACACACGCACACACCCGTGTTTATGTAATAAGGTTTGCGGTTCACGGTTACGCGAACCTCCACTGGCCCTTCTTCACCTTTGGCCGTTCTGTTACGATGGTCAAAAACCAACGATATTTTTATCATCTCTTTATTTTGTCTATAGTCCTCAATTTCAATTTCTTACACTCTCGATGGGCAAAATGTTTACCCATATTTTCTAAATGTTTACCCAAATGTTTACCCATTTCGATGGGTTTGGGTAATGGTGGGTAAACAAATGGGTAAACTTTTGAGCCAAAATGCGACGATTTGCGGCAGTTTGCGTTTCATTTCCATTTTCATCGCATCGTCCCAAAGCCCCATATCTACGGCGCTTTTGCCCATTTTCCGCACCTTCCCTCAATATTCCAATGTGGAGCTGGAGGGAGTTGGTGGCGAAAATGGGAGTCACCTGGTTTTATAAGGGGTTCCTCGCAGCTCGTTAATATATTTTTATTATTTGGGGTAAACATTTGGATGGTTACTCGGGATTTGTGCCAAGGGGCTCGTTGGCCTGATGGGTGGGATCGGTGGCGGCTGGGTAACGATGATCCTGCGTTTGCAGCAGGTGTGCCACCTTATTATTCAAGTCGGCAAAGAGGGCAGCGGCTTTATTGAGTCGTTGGCCCAGGAGCTCGTTGCTGGCCTTCAGGCGCTCGTTTTCGTCGCGAATGGTATCGACGGTGGTGCGGAAGGTGTTAATGGCATCGGTGGCTGTCAGGATGTCGGCACGTATCTGCATCACCTGCTGCTGCGACTCGTTGAGATGGCGTGCCACGTTTTCGATGGCAATCTCGGTTTGTCGGTTCTGTGATGTGGCCGACACCAGGCGCTCCACCATTTCTTGGTTACGACGAGAAATTGAAAGGGCACGATCCAGCAGGGTCTGAACTTCGGCAGGCACCTCGGCGGTGGGTGCGGGAGTGGCAGGTGGTGCAGGCTCGATGGTGGTACTACGGTCGTCGTGCGCTACCTTTGCCACGTGTTCTTCTACCTTAAGCAGCGCCCCTTTACCTGTCAATAGGTAGTCGATATCAAACAGGCTGGGGAACTTATTATTAATAGAACGTAACATTTTATCGGTTATATTGTCGTCGTTACCATTGAGCGCCGACGATATAACTGGGCGAGAATAACCAATGGCATCGGCAAACCCTCCCTGGGTGTGAATCCCGTAATGATTGCGCAGGTGTTCATACACCTCATTTAATATTTCTGACCTTCTTTTCATATAAAAACACTATCCTAACACCTTTGTTATCTAAAAAAATATTAAAAATAACACATTTGTTAGCCAAATGTTTGGAACCTAACAATATTGTTATTATATTTGCACTCGAAATCAATAAATAATTAAAAACGGCCTAAATACCCTAAAACGCCCATAAAGCGCAATAAGAGCCAACCTAAAAAGCCAAATCGGTGGCAAAGGTAGTAAATAAAGCCGAAAATAAATACAAACTTGTTAGTAAATTATAAATAATTAAGAATATGGCACAGACTCATGTATCACGAGAAGATCTGCTGAAGATGAGAGTGGGAAGTACTCGAGTTTTCAATCTGGAGGACAAGACCAAGCTCCAGTCGGCAGCATCCACCATGACTGCCCTGAAGAATGAGGGTAAGGGTGAGTGGACGCACGGCAAGGACTACGAGAGCGTTGCTATTTCGGTTAAACGTATCAAATAATAAGGTTATGACAACGACTGAGATGAAGGATCTGGAATCGGTTGTGGCATCGGTAGTACGACGCGCAGTTGAGGAGAAGCTGGAGATGTACGAGGAGGTATGGCTGACTGCCGACCAGATGCAGCAGTACTTCGGAACGATGAAGAAGTCGTGGCTCGAGAGATACGGGCATTCGCTCCCCCACCGCGATCTGAAGGTGAAGGACGAGAAGGGCATCGAGCATAAGTCGGCCAGGCAGTACCCAAGAAACCAAATCCAACGGATGTTTGCCAACGGCGAGATAGAGCGCCTGGTTTGCAAGGCTGTAGTAACATAAGCATTGATGATAAAACAATATATCCTTACACGAAAGTATCAATAATCTCAAAGAACTCGGGAGTAGTGACTTCCAATCCTATTTGATTTGTAATTTCAAAATCTTACACCCAGCCATCCGCGAGGCCCGCTGGTTTTACAATTAACCTAAAAGTAGAAAATACCACAATTTAATTTTGGAAGGTTGGCTGAGCAGGTTGAAAGCACCACACCGCTAACGTGGCATGCGGCAAAACGCATCGGGGGTTCGAATCCCTCACCTTCCACAAAACGATATCAGCAGCACCCGAAAGGGCGACTAACTGAAAACTCAGGTACTCAGAAACGGCACGGGGAAGCCAACATGCAAGCGAGCAGACCACTGGCCCATCGATGACAACCAGAGATATTGTTTCGACGGTTGACACATTCCGCAACAAATACATAGCCGGACGAGAGGCAATGCACCGCAAGGTGTAGCCGGGCGGGAAAGCCTTCGCAGCGATTGCGATGGGCTGGGTGAAAGCTCAGAGGGGAGACCCTTAACCGCGCCAATGGAGGCCATTGTGACGTGTCACAGATGTAGCAAGTAAGCAGCGCAGGGCAGTGCGATTAAAATCAAAACCAGCGCGATAGTCGCAGATATTCGAGAGCTTAACTGATAATGTTTGTTTATATCGAACACATTTTAATATTGATATAAATCGAGAGCCTGGGCGATAAGTTCAGGCTCATTTGGTTGCATAGCTCAGTTGGTAGAGTGCACCCACTTGATTGCTTCGGCTATCATACTGGGTGAGGTCGGTGGTTCGAGCCCATCTACAGCCACAAACACTGGAGAGAAAGGGATGCCCCAAGGCGGGTGCAAAACAGTTAAGACGGCTTCGGTGTATTGTTTCACTCATTCTATATATTCATATTATTGGGGAGTCCTGAGCAATCGGGGCTCATCCGGTTGCATAGTTCAACGGCAGAACCTCGGCCTGAGCGCATAGCGATGGTAGCAGAGACGGCGGTCCGACTCCGCCTGCAACCACTCTTACATTTTTTTTCATATAAAAATTGCACAATATTTTCATTCGCGAGATACCTCGACCGTGAGGTTAAGGCATCTGCTTTATTTTTTTTCTTTAAAAATTAGTTATTTAGAATTTAGCACCTGCCCCGCCGCGATGGTTCGGCAGGTTTTTCACAATGAATTATTAACAATTAAACATATACGATTATGAAAGATTTATTGAAGGCTTACGATAAGGACATCCTGAAGGATGGCTTTACACTCCACGAGTGGTTAACGTTCGGCATCATCGTACCAGGTTTATTCATCGCACTTCTTGTGCTATGGAGCATGATCCAAGCATGGGCAGAACTGTAGAAATACACGGCGGTTGCAATCGCATCACCGGCAACGTTGATATATTAGAGGTGCATGGCGGTGTGGTTAACATCAGCGGTCGCGTTGGTGCTTGCAACCATTTCGGTGGCGTAATTAATGGTGCTATCGGTAAGCAGAAGCCCGAAGTGGTATATCGCGACAAGGAGCGCGTGGTGTATCGCGACCGCGTGGTATACCGTGACCGTATCATCGAAAAGCCGAGGATAGTGTATCGCGATGCCGAGGTGAACGATGACGTGCTACTTGATAAGATCACCAGATTGGAGAATGAGCTGGCAGCTGAGCGCAAGGCGCACCAACATGAGATGGCCGAACTGAAGGAGCGGCTGGAGGGTGCGCTGGAAGCCTACCACAACCTGCTACACCCCACGCCAGACAATCGCAAGCCATCCCGCACATGGGACGACTATCGCCCCACCAAGCAGGAGTGCGAGGCCGTTTATAAGAACCTGAAGATTTGGATGGAATGCGAACAAGAATTAGAACCTATAAATTTATAAAATAATGGAATTTCAAGGAAGAGTTAAAAAGCTGCTGCCGGTTCGCTCGGGAGTGAGCCAGCGCACAGGTAACGAGTGGAAGTCGCTGCCATTCGTGTTTGAGTATTACGAGCACGAAACTGACCGCTATGCTGATAGCGTTGTACTGGAGACATTCGACACCAAGGTAATCGACAATCTGAAGGAGGGCATGGAAATCCGTTGTGGATTCAGTCATCACACTCGCGAGTATGATGGTAAGACCTACAACGAGCTGCGCCTCTATAAGATTGAGAGCGTGAAGAAAGCCCAAAACGCGGCCCCACAAGCCACGAACGCACCGCAGCCGAACAACAACACACCGGGCTTTGAAAGACCCGCCACGGGCGACGGAAACGGCGCAAATCAGGCCGATGACAACGACGATCTGCCATTCTAATAAATATCTGACACATTGCAGGACCCGGCGAGTGGCGCTCGGCATCAAGCCAGCCACTCGCTTTATCATTCAGAAAAGAAAACCTATTTAAACCAAAGGAATTATGATACTAAGTGTATTCGACTACTGCGTCATCATCTATTTGGTGATGTATGTGATTTCGGTCATCGTGATATTCAATCACCTTTGCCGCCCGAATAGTTACCGCTTAATCATATCGTGCCTCGTTTCGCTCGTATGGCCGATAGTAGCAGGCTTGTTAATCATCACATGGGTAGAAGAGTTTCTCTGCACCATCAAGGATTTAATCGTTAAAGAATAGGGAAAACGTTACGATGGGAAGAAAAAAGAAACTACCACATATCGAGGTGCGCACCGTGGCGAATGGTTACACACTGGCTATCGAGGGGCACAAGCAGGAATATTTGTACTTTACGCCTGAGAAACTGATGGAGGGTGTGATGGTGCACATTGGATTGAAGATGACCGAGCAGCTTGATCTCAACACCATCAAGAGCTTTATCGACAGTGCTTTGGAGTGGAACAACCTGAAGGCAAGTCACAAGGAACTACAGAAGGCACAACGCGAGACTGAGCGCGTAAACCGGTTGTATCGTAGTCTGGCCAAGCGCATGATTGAAGAGCGCAGCCGCGTGCTGCGATTATGCCGGTTGGCAAAGTACTGCGTAACGGGTCACCACTCACTAACCGATGCGCTGGCCGCACTCCATGCACGGGCACATCTCGACGGACAGCTGAAGGAGTTCACGTTAGCCGACTTCGGAATAAAGTCCGACGATATTCTGCCGGACGGCGACAAAGAAGAAGAATAACATTTAGATATGAGTGAACAAAGCAATAATATACCCACGTTGCCAGGACAGCCCGAGCGAGCGCCCGAGTTCCTGAAGGACGACCAATGGTTTGACGTTGACATCAGCGCCGACCTGCTCGACTTCTCGGAACCCTACCGCCCGCCGCGCTATACGATGGAGCGTGATGGGGTGCCGTTCGCCGACGTTGGCGACCTGCACATCATCACGGGCAAGCCTGGTCACGGCAAGACTGGACTCATCTCGCAACTGATGGCCACCGTGCTTTGCGGTCATTTCGGCCGTACCACTGGCAGGGCAGTCCCTCGCTTGGTGCGCGACGAAGCCACCGGCGAGGTGACCGAACAGATGGTACACACCTGCGTGCTGTATATAGATACAGAGCAGGGCAAGGACGACACCATCGCCATCAAGAACCGCGTGTGTACACTCGCTGGACTGCCAACTAACAAGCCCATGCGTGAGTTCGTGATCCTGCGACTGCGCGACACCGAAGAAGCCACCGACCGCTGGCGCAAGATTCTGAAGGCAATCTACCTGCTCCACCCCACCGACATCTTCCTGGATGGTATGCTCGACATCGTGCGAGACTACAACGACCAAGTAGAGTGTCAACCGGTGGTGCGAAAGTGCATGAAGGTGGCCACGGAATACGACGCCAGTCTGTGGGCCGTGCTCCATGAGAACCCGATGGTGGATAAGTTGGTTGGTACGCTCGGAAGTATCGTGCAGCGCAAGGTGTCGGAAATCTTCGCCGTGCGCAAGGTAAAGCAGGCCGACCTGAAGCCTGCCGACAAGAACAGCTCGCTGCCCGACATCTACTTCACCGTGAAGCAGCTCAAGGCTCGCGGCCGCGATGTTAAGGATTGGATGTTCGAGTATGTGACAGGTGCTGGCGGTTGGGGCGTGCCTGTAGAGATTGAGGACAACGGGCAGCGCATAGCCGATCCCGAGGCAGAGAAACGACAGGAGGCGTTCGACACACTGAAGTCGTTCAACTGGACGAGCGCCGGTGCTACCTTCACTGATCTCGACCGCCACATTCAGAACACGCGAGGATTCACAAGCAACCGCCGCCGACAGGCACTGATTGACATCGCTCGCGAGGCTGGGTTCCTTACCCGCGAAGGTAAGAAATACTACTTCCACGAAGAGAAGAACCCCGGCGCCGATCAGCAGGATTTACCATTCGATAAGCCCACCGACGACGCTCCCTATTAATCATTGATATTTTTGCTCCCCCCACCCGAGCCCCGTGGCTACCCCACCCCCACCCCATATATATATTATATATGGGGATGGGGTGGAGGTTGCCCCCGTGCACACGGGCGAGCGCGCACATGCGCGTTTTTTTTGCTTTAAAGTAGTGTCAAGATGATCGACCAGATAACAATCGACAAAATTAAGGAAGCCGCAAACGTTAAGGACGTGCTCGAGGACTTTGGCTACGAACTGAAGAAGAAGGGTACAAAGTACCAATGCCTGTGCCCGTTTCACGACGACCGCCACCTGGGCTCGTTCGTAGTCAATCCAGTAAAAGGCACTTACGCCTGCTACTCGTGCGGCGCTCGGGGCAACAGTATCGACTTCCTGATGCACCACGAGCACTACACCTACGTGCGGGCGCTTCAGTACCTCGGCAAGAAGTATGGCATCGACATCGAGGGTGCCGACGACATACAGGTGCGCCGCATGCCACCGCGACCGGCCACACCGCCACTCGACACACTGGTGCTGCCGTCGCGATTGGTGGCCAGCTCGATGAAGAAGGTGAATGACACGCCATTCGTTAAGTGGCTCCGCTCATTGCCATGGGATGCACCCCAACGGGCACGCATCGACGAGGTGCTGTGGCTCTACTGCGTGGGCCGCGACAAGCCAGGGTGGAGCTTGTTCTGGCAGATCGACGACCAGAAACGGGTACTGAATGGCAAGCTGATGAAGTACAAGCCCGACGGGCATCGTGACAAAGGCGAGGAGGATGTGGCGCGAGGTCGCCGACCTTACACCACCGACTGGGTGGCCAGCCGACTGAAGCGCAAGAAGAAGCCCACCGACCCGTGGCCGCACCCAGAACTGTTCGACCCAGACCACCAAGAGGAGCACTACACCTTCTTCGGCATGCACCTGCTCGACCGCTACCCCAAAGCCACCATCAATGTGGTGGAATCAGAGAAGACCGCCATCGTGTGTGCCATCGCTTACGGGTCGCTCGAGTACAACCTTTGGATGGCGTGCGGTGGTAAGACGGCACTCAGCAGCGAGCGCATGGAGCCACTATTCAGTAAGCACCGCCGCGTGGTGCTCTACCCCGACAGCGACGGCATGGACGATTGGGCCGAGTGGATCAAGCTGCTCAACCAGCCCGACCTCACCATCCAGCACGAGTTTTTCACGCGATACTATAAGCCCGAGCTCGACGGACCTAAGGCCGACATCGCCGACATCTTGATACGATGGATGTGCGAGAGCAACGAGGGCCGCCCGCACTACACGCACAAGGAGGTGCAGACGGTGGCCGACATCATCATCGCCACCCCAGCACTCGAGCAACTAATCGACCGCAATCAGGTGCCTGGTGCCATTGCCGACGGTGAACCCTTCTACACGCTCACACCGCTACAGCAGCGGCTGCGCGATGCAATCGAAAGCAAGAAAAAGAAACTATATACCTAAAAGATTATGATAGGCAATCAACAACAGAAAGATGATGGCTACGTGAACGTTGGCACCAAGGTGCCGCCGCATGTGGCCGAACTGCTGAATATCATCGCCCAGAGCAAGGGCACCGACATCTACGGGTTGCTCCAGCTCTTTATCCAAACCATCATCCGTGCGGCCAAGTGCGAGACGGCGCTGCCGCCC